CATACACCCCGTGAGGATGATCCTCACTACAAGGACTTTGACGCGTTCCGTCGTAAAACCGAGAAAACCGCTAAGTGTGCTTTCGGTGTTGCTCGTGGGGACATGTCGGAATGCTCTGGTGGTTTAGAACTACACCATAGCCACATTGAGTTTAGCCTTATGAATGATGTTGATTTAAAATTATTGGAGTCTGCTTATCCAGGAGTCAGTAACCCCGATGAAGTAGGAGCATGGGTAGAGAGCGCCGAAAACTTGGAATGGCTCTGCGAGAACCATCATCGCGGTGTTGGGGGAATTCACCACGCAGCAGCCGCAGACTTTGAAGCCGAAAAGTTCATCCACAATCTAATCAGTGAGGACAAAGAATGAGTTACCAGCCTGTTTACGGAGATTACGGAGTTGTCGGTACTACTGGTATCTTTGGTCGCCTTATCCAGATCGGAACCCTTAGCCGTTGGAATCACGCCGTTGTCTATATCGGGAACGGTGATGTTATAGAAGCCACCCCTAAAGGCGTCATTATCTCACCTGTAACCAAATACCCTGCAGGAACTATTGCCTGGAACCAGCACGAGGGCATATCCCCAGATGAACGAACAACCATCGTAGCCGAAGCCCATAAGTTGGTAGGCAAGCCCTATGACTTCTTTACTATCCTTGTTCTAGCCCTGCGTATCTTGGGTATTAAACTTTTGTCCAATATGTACGTTTTGAAGCGTTTAGCCGAAAAAGACGGCTTTATCTGCTCCGAACTAGTAGACCACTGCTATGACGTGGCTGGTAGGACAATTTCGGACAAACCCGACTATTTGACAACCCCTGGAGATCTAGCCTTCCGCCTAATTTACCAGTAATCCTGGTATTCTTGGCCTATGACAACGATCGTAGGGATTCAGTACAGAAATAAGTCTGTTCTTGTTGCCGATAACCAGGTTACTGATGGTGAAGGCCGTCGTTTTATACACCCTGATATGAAGAAGATTGCCAAAAGAGGTGAGTTTCTTATCGCAGGTAGTGGTGAAGTTCAGCCGTGTGATGTTGTTCAACACTTCTGGAATCCACCTAAACCAACTGCAACAGATAAACGTGATCTTTACCATTTCATTATTACTAAAGCAATGCCATCGATCCGTAAGTGCTTGGTAGACAACGGGTTTGATTTTAATGAAGGTAAAGGTGAGGGTAAGAGTGATGAGCAACGTTTTCATTTCCTACTCTGCGTAGGCGGAGAACTCTTTGATGTAGCAGATGACCTGTCAGTTTGTAGAACAGAGGATGGGTTCTATGCAGTAGGCTCTGGAGCGGCATACGCACTAGGGGCATTAGCCGCGGGTGCTAACCCTGAACAAGCGGTAAGCATTTCTTGTAAGTTTAGTGTTTACTCATCTGGACCATTACAAAAAGAAGAACAGTACCGATACTAGGAGCATAACTTGCCTAATTATGATTTTAAGTGCAATACCTGCGGTGGAATTCAAGAACTGTACCGATCATTTGGTGATGACTCTCTACCTGTATGTTGCAGCGATTCGATGAGCAAGATATACTCATCTCCTCCTGGAATCCAGTTTAAGGGTTCAGGGTTTTACAAAACAGACTCACGAGGGTAGGTAGTGGCTGTCTCATGTCCAAAGTAAAAAGATCTAAAGAACCTCTTGTAGTTTATTGGAACATAAACACGGAGGTTAACCTACAACACAGAGCACTGTTACTGAATGGCACTTTTAAATCCGTTATGAAAGACATAACTAAAAGAAGACTTCGCAATCCCGCAAAACCAACCAGCAATTATCACGATCCTAGGTCTTTGGGGGATGGAAGTTACCACTTCTGCCCAGCATTGCAAAACCTTGCGGATAACATGTTCTACATTCCCGTACCATTTGACGTTGACATAGCCCTAAATGAGGACGGGTCTATGCAATCTCACAAATGGTTAGGGTTCTTCGCTGAACGTGGCCAAACTATGGATGATGCTTTTAATTTAGACGTTGATTATGAGTTTAACGTTTTTTGTGAAGAACCTCTAGAGATGACAGTTACTCCACCGTACCTACACCGCACTGATCTTTACAGATATGGGTTTATAAGTGCAGTAAAGTGGGACATCTCTAAATGGTTTAGACCTATTACCCCAGTAATTCAACTGTGGCCTGGTGTAAGAGAACTTAAACTAACTAAAGATGACCCTTTGCTATACGTAAGTTTTGATACGGATCGTCCTATAGTATTTAAACAGGCAAGATACACTCAAAGAATGAGGGATATTTACAAAGCCTGTGGTGAACATAAGTTTTACTTTAAGTTCATACCGCTTCAGGCTATGTATGATAAGTTTGTTAATCAAGGTTTAAAGAACGACCTTTTAAGAGAGTTTAAAGAAAACATAATTAAGGAGAGCGATGTCTAAGTCACAGGATAAGCGTATTGCCAAACAGATGGAGGCAGATGCTTTTATTTTACAAACAAAAGAAGAACGTGCAAAAGCACGCTGGGAAGATGCCCAGATTAAAGCCGCCTCTGCTCAATCGGTATTAGATTACGCGATCGAGCACTACGAGGCAAATAAGGACGAATTGGACGAAGAAATTATTAAGCAAACAGAAGAGCACATTGTTGCCCGTACATCTCAGATCAAAGACTTCATTATGTCGGAGAAAGAAATCTACCTAGAATCCATGGGTATACAGGCTGATTAAACAGTCTTACTTGCAGATAACTGTGTTCCGCACTTTGCACAACTCACGTATGTGTTACCAGTAAAAGGGCATGAAGCAGACTCAGTAGTAGTGTGCTTACAAAATAATCTTTTCATTAGATAAAGCATCGTTTTCCTCCAGGTGTTTAGTTTCGCAATGGCGTGCCAAAGAAGGCACTACGTAGACCTTATCACAAAGGCCGCAGCGATAGGAAGCAGTATACTTGTCTATGCGTATAGTATGACAATACATGGGCTAAAAAAGGGAGCAAACTATGACAGTGACTACTGTTACTAATGTTCAAGACGAGTTTACAGCCTTAGATCGCTGTGATAAGTGCGGGGCGCAAGCAAAGGTTCGTGCTGTCCTTATTACAGGAGAGTTACTCTTCTGTGGCCATCATGCAAGAGAAACTGGTTACAAGTTGGTTCTACAGTCCGTAGAGGTTTACGATCCAGAAGGATACATAAAACATGGCGATGAATAACCTGTCGGTTCCAGAGTTTGAAGACCATGTTGGTCTTGGAATGTTTGGCGGTGTAAACGGTACCTATGGCAACTACAGCGTAGGACCACAGGTTGACCCTACAGACTTCAAACAAGATCGTGAGCGTCAAAGTGAGTAACCTCTCCCGCGCAGTCTCGGACAACTCAAACCGAGTGCAATCATCTCAGCGCATCCGATCAGCACGGGCTGAACGCCGTCAGTCTGGTTATGTCGGTAATAGAACTTTAGGTAACAACCAACGTCAAGCCTATCCTTACGTAGTAGGTACTATGGCTGCTGGAAACTTAGTTTCAGGAACAGCGGTTGCAGCCGCTCAATGGCCTGCAAATGCTGTAGCCCAACGTGCGATGGGTCTAAACGTTGCTAATGGTACAGGGCAAGGTGGTACAGCCGCTTCTGGTGCAGGTGCTGCAGGTGGTAGCCCAGCATGAGTAAACAACTCAATCGAAAGTTACTTACTGTTAATAACCGAAGAAGTGTTAAACAACATTTTCAGTATGTTGAGCCGATGGTTAAATCTGTAGAAAACCCCTCGATTGTCACGTGGTCGAACCCAGGAAGAGGCGTAGAAGGAGAGTCGGTAAACTCTTACTCCACAAATGATTCTCAGGTTGTAAACAAAAACTGGCGCCCTATTTAATCTTCTTTTCTAGAACCTGTTTGTCATAATTCTCTAAAGGGCACACCTAAAGGAGAAACATGAAACTCAGCAAAAAGACAAAAGCATACATCGAGCACTATATCTACGTAACAGCAGGTTCAGCATTCGCGTTGGCAGTTGAAGACGCACATGCACATCGTTCATACAAGTCTGTAGTACTTGCTTTTGCAGCAGGACTTGTTGGTCCAGCACTTGCTAAAGTTAATAAAAAGAGCCTTGTTAACACAATCGTCAAGGATACAAACCTTCCAACACCACTCGTTACAAAGGCAGTAAGCACTGCAGTTGCAGACGCAACCAAGGCAGTAGACGCAGCAACTGACGCACCAGTAGATCCAGCAAAGTAGTCTCGTAACTTCATGAACAGCAGTACAGCCATCACGTTGACAGCGATAGGCGGCGTCCTTGCCGCCATCGTTGCAATTTATCAGATCTTTAAACCGCTTCATACAAAGGTCAAGAAGTTTAGTGAATGGGTGGACAAGTTCATGAGGGATTGGTCAGGCGAGCCAGAGGAGCCAGGAAGAGACCGTATTCCTGGAGTCATGGAGCGGTTGAACAAATTAGATGGAGAACTAAGCAATAATGGCGGTAAATCCACAAAAGATGTAGTAGATAAACTATTTGCCAACCAAGAGCGCATTATGAGTATCTTTGAAAACGTCATTGAACGTATGATAAAGATCGAAGACCACTTAGGAATTCCGCATGATGTTGACGAGCCAATTTCCGAAGATTTAGAGGACAATTAATCCTATGAGCATGATGACACCTTCAGGTCCTAACTGGAACAACCTTGGTTGGAGTGGAAACTCTGGCAAAGGAGTTCGAGGAATCCTTCATGACCGTTTGCATCTTCAGGTAGCACTTCACATGCAGAACATTCAACATCAGCAAACAATGGCGCACACACAGCAGGCTAATGAGCACGCTACAACCGTGGAAGCACTTCGTACTGCAGGTCAAATCGCTCTGACAAAACAGCAGGGGTCTGATGCACGAAAGATGGCTTCCGCTCATCACAAGAATGTTATGGCAGCGTTTGCAGAGCACGGTAAGGCTGTAAAGTCTCAAGGTGGAAGTCTTAAGTACGACCAAGAAGGTCTAAGCATGAACGTCAGTGCTCCTTCAGCACAGGTTGCCCCACAAGCAAAGGGACCAAAGTTTAGAGCACGTCCACCAAAGGCTTAATATGCCAGGTACCGTTGAGTACAGTGACGACTCGTACAACCACTTTTTTGCTGGGTATAACACTAAACACCCACCACTAACCGCACAAGACCAGCACATGCTTGACTTTGCAGTAAAGACTTCTGATCAACCTGTAACCGTAACTAACGGTCAAATAATGCGTAATTTTGGAATGTATCCCCCTGCTTTTTGGACTGCAGCAAATATGGCAGCACAACATCCTGACGTTTCGCCTGAACAAAAGGCAGAGTTCGATAAGATTATGCCCAACCCATCATACGGTCAAGGACCTGTCCACGGAGGATACGATGTGGCATTAGGATTGGAGCAATACCCATGAAGTGTGCAAACTGCGAACAGGCATCACATTACGTACATATGATTGCTAAAGGGCACGCTGTTCATTACTGCTCACGGCATGTGCCTGCGTTTTTAGAACCTCGTAAAAAGGCTAATCGTCTTCCAACGACAGAAGAGTGGGCAAAAGACAATGCAGAAGCAATCGCGATCTTGTCAGTTTCTACAGACGAAAAGCCTTCTGCTTTAGAAGAGGTAGAAGAGCGCATTGACACTATCGTTGTAAAGACTGAAGAAGAACTAAAGAAAATTCGCAAGAAGGCAGCGCCAAAGAAGGCTGAATAAAATGCCTCTCATTCGCAAGTTCGCGGTGCAGGGTCATGCTGTACCATCAGTAGCGCACAGCCCTAGAGGACCGTTTCCACCTGAAGTTCTAGCCCAACCGAAGATGGAATACGAGGAACAACACCCCGACTCCTTACACGTAGGATTAGACAATGTACGCTTCTTCAGATGTCGCGACTGCGAAGAAGTACTTCTAGAGACCGAATTAACCAATCATGATTGTGAAAGGATTTAACAATGGCTACAAACAACGATGGTCACCTAGTCGATTCTGCTGGACACCCAGTAGTTGACTTCGTCTGGGGCAACATGCCTCTACAACCAAATGATGAGCGTGCTGTAGGATCAAAACTTACCTACGGTGTTGACACCCATAACATCGCAGAAGATGCATGGAATGGTTTTCCACTTTATACCCCAAATACAACTGGTTCACAGAGCGCTGGCGTTGACTACGCAGTAGTTCCAAACGTTCTAGGCTTGCTTACTGCTGCTGCAATCGATGCGATGCAGGATTCTGAACTCGTGTACTCAACACAGTCTGCTTTTACACCTGTTATCTCAGCAATTACTCTTGCGTCTAACGTAGTATCTGTTACAGCAACAGGTCACGGATATGCAGTAGGTGACGTTGTCACCGTTGCTGGACTAACAAACGGTTCAGGAAACGCAGCATACGATGCTGATCTCAATGGTACACACACCATTACAGTAATTGGCGATGCTAACAACTTCTCATGGGCACAAACCCATGCAAACATCACTACCCACAGTGGTCTTTCAGGTAACACTGCAAAGGTTGCTGCTCGTGCGGGAACAATCCACGCACAAGGAACTGCTGCTGGTACATCTGTAGCAGTCGGTGCAACAGTAACAATCACACCTTACTTCGCATCATAATAAGGCCTAATGCCTAACAAGCGTCCAACAGGTGGTAGCGCTATGCGGAAAACCCGCATGGCGCTTCCGTCTGCCCAAGAACAGTTAGGTCAGTTTTACGGATTTGGTCCTCGTCAAACAGCGGGCATATCCCAAATTACGGGTGTGAATAATCCTTTTTCTAACCTTCCAACTACGTCTCAAAAGGCGGAGTTCGGAGAGTACAGCGAAATCTTGAGCCTAAAAGATACGATGAACTTTTACGAAGGCCAAGTTGAGTACAACAATATGGCGGGTATGCCTACAGAGGTGTCTTACCGACGACAATGGGAAGACGTAACTAACGGCGAAGAGAACGCAACTATTCCTGGAGCCTATGGCGCTCAGTTAGATGAAGATGAGTCACCTGCTCCTCTAACGGTAGTACCAACGTCTACCTCAAACCCTGATAGACCTCGCACAGTAGCCGCAGGCTATGATGCTGAAGAAGAAAAAATTACCGTAGTATTTAGAGATGGTACTTTTTATAATTACTACGAGGTAACTCCCACACAGTGGACCGCGTTCAAAGCACGCGTGTCTAAGGGGCAGTACATCTACAAGTATCTAGACTTTCACCCTCGTGGGTTGGCTGACGTATCTCAAATCTCAGCAACAGCAAGAAAAGCCTTTTATAAAGTTGCTAGAAGTTCACAGATCCACTCTAAAGGTGCTAAATTTAAACCACTCAATACCAAGCGGAGATAAATGCATAAAAATCGGCTCATTAATATCGGTAAACATCGGTTTATTCAATACACTTCTTTTCCTTATACATGGGGAACAAAGATAGCAACCCGTGGTTGGACCCAAGAGTCTGAAGAACCGTATCGATCTGCCAATCCATTCATACTGAGACTGCCAAGTTACAAGGCACTAGTATTTGGAAAATGGACAGGGGTAAAGGAACAAGAAGAAGTAGAACAATTACTCGGAATAAGGGAAGTAACATACGATGATTTTAAAGAAGAAGCAGGATGGGTTCCAGCCCCAGACAAAAGTGGAGAAGAGAGTCTCGAAGATCTCTACGCCAGAATTAACAATGTGGATGGAGCAGTCGATGCATACGATTGGTCGACATATTACAATTTGGCAAAGGGAGCAGAGTAAAGACGATCTCGAAGAGGTGCTGATGGGCGCAGAGGCTTTCTACGCTATCGCTAAGGAACTTAAGCGACGTTCTGAGCATACACTGTAACTATGGAAAACTACGACGAGAACAAATTTGAGGAAATCAATCCAGAGTTCTATTTAAACGATGAAGACAAGCCTGTTGAAGGTGACTCTCAAGTTGAACTGGATGAACTATCACAAGAGTTTGTTAATAAACTGATCGAAAAGATCATGGACTTTTTAAAGGTACTGGTAGGTCATGACCTACACCCATACCAAAAGCCATTGGCTCGTCGTATTATTGAGTCTGTAATTATCAATGATGGTGAAGAAATAACTGCCTTGGCCTCTCGTCAGTCAGGCAAGTCTGAAACAGTGGCAGATACAGTGGCCACACTTATGATCCTTTTACCTAGACTTGCAAAACTCTACCCAGACCTATTGGGTAAGTTTAAAGACGGTATTTGGGTAGGACTATTTGCGCCTACAGAGGGTCAGGCTGAAACACTCTTTGGTCGTACAGTTACGCGTCTTACATCAGAGCGTGCACTAGAGATACTTGGCGATCCAGAGATTGACGACAGTGCAGCCCGCGTGGGTGGCGTTACTCGTCAGATTAAACTAAAGAAGTCTGGCTCTACCATCACAATGATGACCGCTAACCCTCGCGCTAAGATCGAGTCTAAGTCTTTCCATCTGATTGTTATCGATGAGTGCCAGGAAGCAGACGACTTCGTTGTGTCAAAGTCAATCTCCCCAATGCTTGCCTACTACGCAGGTACTATGGTAAAGACTGGAACACCGACTACTTCTAAGAATAACTTTTATCGATCTATCCAACTAAATAAGCGTAGACAAACAGGACGTAATTCACGCCAAAACCATTTTCAATGGGATTGGAAAGACGTTGCAAAGATTCAAGAAAACTATGAGAAGTTCATTCGTAAAGAGATGCTTAGAGTCGGTGAAGACTCCGATGAATTCCAGATGTCATACAACTGTAAGTGGCTTCTTGAACGAGGCATGTTTGTTACCTCTACTATCATGGATGACCTTGGCGATACGTCTGCAGAGTTAGTAAAGTCTTGGCACAAAACCCCTGTAGTGGTGGGCATCGACCCAGCACGTAAAACCGACTCAACTGTAGTTACAGTTGTGTTCGTTGATTGGGAGCGTCCAGATGAGTTTGGTTATTTTGAGCACAGAATCCTTAACTGGCTAGAGATGCAAGGAGACGACTGGGAAGAGCAGTACTTTCAAATTGTTAACTTCCTACAAAACTACGATGTGCTTGCAGTAGGAGTAGATGGCAACGGAGTAGGAGATGCTGTGGCTCAACGCTTGAAGTTGCTAATGCCACGCTCTGAAGTTGTAGCCCTTACCTCTAGCCCAAGTGAGCAATCCAAAAGGTGGAAGCACCTTCAAGCCTTGATTCAACGTAAAATGATCACTTGGCCTGCTCATGCAAAAACTCGTCGACTTCGTACTTGGAAGCGGTTCTACCAACAAATGACGGACCTTGAAGTAACCTACAAAGGCCCTAACTTTGCAGCAGCCGCCCCTGATGAGGCCTACTCTCACGACGACTTTGCTGACTCTTTGTCTATCGCATGCTCTTTAACCCAAGAATTGGTTATGCCAGAAGTAGTAGTGGGAACCAATCCTTTTTTCTAGTTAAACAACATTTTACGCTTAAAAGGGTGGAAACTATTGTCTAGGAATAGGCCTTCCTATAAAACATCCTTAAGGAGTAAAGAATGACAATTTCACCATCACCACGTTTCCCAGAGCGTTCTCCTCAGAACTACGAAATCAAGGGAGCAGGAAACGACGTTCGTCGTGGACCACTTCGCTTTGAAGAGGGTATCGCAACAGATACAGACGTTCCAAATGATTTTGAAAAGGGTATGGCTTCTGGTCAAGCAACAATGCCAGGACGTCCAAACCGCAACGCCCCAGTTTGGCAGAAGACTGCTGCAGAGACTCTTTCAGAGCGTGCACACGTCGGATCAGCCTCATGGGTTGAAGCACCAACATTCCTAGGCGAGTTCGCTCATGGAAC